ATCGCCGTCACAGCCGGGACCGCGGACCTCATCAACATCGTGAACACCGCCGGTGGCAACACGGTCGTGCAGGTCATCATCGGCGGCGCGAGCGCCTAGGAGGGACTGAGGCATGGCGAGCGGCGTATCCCCGAGTGCGGCACAGATCGCCAACGACTGGTTCTTCCAGCGTGGCGACGGCGGCAGCCCCGAGGTCTTCACCGAAGTGCCCGAGGTCTCCGAGGTCATCCCGGGCGCGGCCGAGGCGCCGGACATCGACGTCACGCACCTCCGCTCGGACGGGAGCGAGACGAAGCCAGGTAAGAGCACCTTCGCCACCTTCACGGCGAACATGAACTACATCGCGGGCAACGCCGTCCAGGCCGCGATGGAGACGGAGGCGCCGAGCAGCACGTATCGGAACTACCGCGTGATGGATCCCACCAACGCCTTCGGCTTCCAGTACGCGCTGGCGATCGCCACGTTCAACCGGGCTGGCTTCGTGGTCAACGGCAAGATCCAGGCGACGGCCAGCTTCAAGCAGAGCGGCAAGCCGACGAAGATCGGGGCGGCGTGATGGGCCTGTCACGAGAGGAGATCCTCGGGGCAGCGCTGGCGCGGACGACCATTCCAGCGCCCGAGTGGCGACCGGGTGGCACGGTCGACGTCGTCAGCCTCGACATGGCGCGGCGCGAGGCGGTCGACGTCTACCTGTATGAAACCGAGAAGAAGGGCGAGAAGCGGAGCCTCTTCGCCGCGCTGGCCGCGGCGTCCATCACGAACGGCGACGGCTCGCTCGCCTTCACCGTGGAGGACACGCCGATGCTGGAGGCGTTGCCCGCCGCGCCGATCATGCGGATCTGGGAGTTCCACCGCGAGCACAGCGGTTACGCGAAGCTGGAGGATCTCGTAAAAAACTCCGAGACCGGCCCGCGCGCCGCTACAAATTCAGGCTCGCCGAGCGCCTAGGCAAGACGGTGGCCGAGCTTGATCGCGCGATGCCGGTCACCGAGTTCCATGAGTGGATGGCCTTCGATCGTGTCGAAGCCGACGACCAGCAGGCGCGGCGTCTTGGCGTGCCGACCGAGTCCGACATTCAGGCGATGCCTCCGGGCCGCCGCCTGAGCGCGAAGGACCCCGACTGGTTCAAGAAGCTCACGGCGTTGGCGGGCTGAGATGGCCCAAGCCTTCGCGTCCGTCCAGGTCTTCGGCCTGAAGGAGTTGGACACCGCGCTCCGAGAACTGCCCGAGGAAGTCTCCACACACATCCTGGGCGAGGCGCTCGGCGCCGCGGGCGACGTGATCCTTCAGGCCGCGAAGGCCAACATCCACGGACGCACGGGGAAGACGGCGGCGGATCTTCGCGTCGAAGTGCAGAGTCAACCCGACAAGGGCGCCGCGGCGATCGGCGGGACCAGGAAGGGCAAAGGTGGCCGCGCGCACGTTCTGCGGTGGCTGGAATTCGGCGGCGTCGGCAAGAAGCACGGCGGCCACGGCTGGCCGATCGTGGCTGGCGCCCGTGCGCGGCGCGTGCTCAAGACGAAGATCCGCCGCGCGGTGCGCAACCGCGACATTCAGGGGGCCATCGGACTCGCCAAGGGCGCCAGCATCAAGAAGGCGCTGACGCTGCCCGGCGGCCGCCTGCGGGCCAGCGTCCACCATCCGGGCTTCCGGCCGCAATCGCCGTTGACGCTCGCGCTGGTTTCTCACGGCGATCGCGCACTGACCGAGTTCATCTCGACGCTCCGGCGCGGCATCGTCATGGCTGCGAATCGGCTCCGGCGGCGGGCATAGTGGCCACCGGCGGCGGCGCGACATCCATCGGCGGTCTCATCATCGAGCTGCGCGCGAACAGCGCCCAGTTCCACGCCGAGATGGAGGCCGCGCGCAAGGGACTCAAGGGGACGGGCGATGCGGCGCATGGCTCCGGGCGTCAGCTCTCTCGCTTCGCCGCCATTGCCGCGGAGCAGGTCGTCCCGGGTCTGAGAGGCTCTCGGGTCGTCATGGAGAATCTTTTCCAGGCGGTGACGAAGACCGGCGGCGCGTTCGCGGCGTTCGGTCCGGCGCTCGGTGTCGTCGGCGCGGCCCTGAGCGGATTTGCCCTCGGCAACATCCTTGCCAACTTCCGAGATCTCAGGAAGGAAGGCCACGGCTTTGTCGAGGCGATGAAGCTGGCCGCCGGCTCCGTGGACGCCTTCGAGGAGCGGATGAAGAAGGCCGCCGAGGAGGAGAAGAAGTTCAACGACGAGCTACGGGCCGCCGGTGCGCTACGAGCGGACTTCGCCAAGCAACTCGCGCAGGGCCGCGGCGACATCAACGCCCGAGGCCGTCAGTTCACCGGCGATGATGAGGGGGCCGCGAAGGCTGAGCTGGAGACGCGCCTGGAGATCATCGAGCTCGAGCGCAAGGCGCGCGAGCGCAACATCCGCCAGCAGTTCACGGATGAAACGCGCCGTCGGGAGTTTCTGAAGGCCAGCGAGCAGATCGCCGCCCAGGACCGGACCAAGGCGTACCTCGATGCCTCGGTCAAGATCCAGAAGATCGAGGAGGAGCGCGCCAACAAGCAGATCAAGACGTGGCAGGACGAGACCCAGCGCCTCGTCGATGTGCTGAAGCAGCGCGTCCAGGCCCGCAAGGCATTCGACGCGCAGCTCGGCACCGGCGCGCAGGCGCTGGGGCTCGGCAGGAGCAGCACCTCGGACGCCGTCGCCGCGGCAGGAAAGGTCGATGAGTCCCTGGGGGCTCGCGCGCTTATCCCCCGCCCCGTGAGTAGCGCCGGACTGAGCCCATTCCAGGGCGTCCTGGCCTCCGACATCCAAGCCGTCCGGGATCTCGACGACGCCTGGAAGGAGGTCGTCAAGAACCAGGCCTCCTATCAGAAAGCCCTCCGCGAGCTGCCCGGCGCGACCCAGGGCCTGAAGGAGGTCACAACCCTCCAGGAGAACCTCGCGAAGGCGACGCAGGATCTTGCCCTCAACACGCGGGATTTCGAGGAGAGCGGTGGCGCGAAGGGCCTGTCGTCGCGCGATGCGATCCAGGAGCAGGAGCGCATCCGCCAGCGCGTCCTCGCCGAGGCGGACGCGATCAAGGACAAGTTCGGTCACATCCCGGCGGTGCTGGACGCGGTCGACAGGGCCGTCGCGTCGGTCAAGTTCGGCAACCTCGGGAAGGAAATGGCCGCGGCGCGCATCGAGATTGACCGGACGGTGCCAAGCCTGAAGTCCTTGGTCGAGCAGGCCGCCGCGATTCAGACGGCGTTTCTGAACGTGCCTTCGGCGACGGAACAAGCTCGGCGAGAGGTTCAAAAGCTCGGCGAGGAATTCAATCGAACGGCCTGGGAGATTCACGGCGCGATCGTGCAGCTCAACAACTACAACAATGTCGCGGATAACGCGCCGCCGACCCCTGCGCCCGTGCCTGGGTCCAGCAGCTTCCGCGTGATCCTGCCGACCGAGCAAGAGACGGGAGTCGACTAAAGTGTCCGCCGTCGAATCCTCCCAGCGGCTCGCCGCGGCCGTGCGCGAAACCGCCGCCGCGTTCCGAGCCATCAAGGCTCAGCGCCCGCGCGGTGCTGGGTCATCGACCCCCACCCTCGCCGACGCCCTCCGCCGCAACACGCCCGAGATGGTGGCGCTGCTCACCGAGCTGGACAAGCGGTACGGGAGGAAATAGCCGATGGCCGCGCCGATCCCGAGCAACGTCCGCCTCGCTGACGACGCAGCAAACACCGGCAAGCGCGTCCGCACCGACACCCGCGACGTCGGCGGGACGGTCGTTCATCATCACTGGTTCGTGCCGATCAGCTCACGTTCCAAAAAGGTCTTTCACTACTCCGGGCTCCCGGTGCAGTCCGTCCTGGCCAGTGCTCAGGATGCGGTGGCCACCGGCTTCTTCTGGCTCCAAGTGCCCTCGGGCAACGCCTGGGACGTGGCCATCCGCAAGTGCGTCCTCCGATTCGCCACCGGCAACGTGGTCACGCTCACGTTCCCACGCATCGTGCTCTCGCGGTTCACGTTCACGGGCACGCCGTCGGGCGCGACATCGCCGGCAGCCAAGCGGCGATCGGCCGAGCCGCCGACTGCCGACATGCGGACCGCCGTGACGGGGATGACGGTGACGCTCGGGGCGACGGTGGCCACCTACCTTGTCCCGCAGATGCACGCCGTCGGTCAGGTCTTCGCGCCCCCGGCGCAGGAGTGGCCGTCGGGCGGGAACGATCCCTTCGAGGACGACGATGTGATCTTGGCGCCGACCGAGGGCGTGCTGCTCTATCAGCCCGACGCCGGGACCGCGAGCGATCCCCGGCGCTTCACGGTCGACCTTCGGATCGAAGAGGTCGAGCGGTAGGGCGTGTCCCTGACGCTATTCGCCGAGAACCTGCTGGAGCCCTCACCCTCGGGCGCATTCGGGGGGTCGACGGTCACGGCGTCCGTGGGGGATCTCTACCCCTTGGCCCGGCTCTACGACCGCGAACACGGGCCGCAGTACGTGCCGGGCTTCCCGCAGGCGTGGGCGCCGTTCTACGACATCATCCCGCTCCCGATCGCGCTCGACGGTGTCGCGCTTGCCCAGCTCGACATCGACATCGACGTCGGGAGCAACAAGTCGGTCAGTGCGTGGGCACTCGTCAACCACAACATCACCGGCGTCACGGTGACGCTGTTCGGCGACACGACCTTCCCGCCGACGACCTCGCGCGACAGCCTCAATCCGCTGGCGACAACCTTTCTGCGCACGTTCACGCCTGTAAGCCTGCGCTACTGGCGCCTGCGCATTCCGGCGATGGGGTTCGCGCCGCCCCAGATCGGGGAGTGCATGCTCGGCGTGCCGCACACGATCACGCAGAACCCGATCCTCGAATCGGCGGCACCCGCCATCGTCGGCAACGTCGCGCGTGACCGGACGCCGGCCGGCTACCCGCGCAAGGCCAAGCGCGGGGCGTCGCGGGTTCGGCTGGCCTATCGGTGGAACTACATCGTGGCCGGCACGGATCACGCGGCGCTGGCGGCGGTCTATGCACTGATCGATGAGGGCGCCAAGAACCTGCTGGTGAAGGACGAAGACGGCGTGGTGCGCTGGATGGAGGTCACCGACGCGGAGGTGAGCCCAGTGCCGGTGGTGAATAACCCGGTAGTGGGGAGCGAGGTTCTTTCGTCGCGCCTGACGCTGGAGGAAATCCCGCTGTAGCGGTGGCCAAGATGAATGCCGTCGAGGTGGTAGTGACAGTCGAGGCCCGGCTCAGCTTCTGGGCCGCACTGAAGCTGCGCCTCGCCGGCCGAGAGTTCCGCGAGAAGATGATCGATGAGATCCTGCTCCGCACCTCCGCGAGCGTGCATCCCGAGGACCGGGAGTGAAGACGCGCAGCGCCGAGGCGGCGATCATGTCTCAGCGCCCCTTCGTGGAGCCGATCCACTTCGCGGTGATCGAGTTCACGGCGCCGGCGGCGCTGACGCTCCGTGTCTCCGACCGCTACATCCCGCGATCTGGCGACCTCGAGGAGTGCGTGCCGATGGTCCAGGCGTGGGGGACGCTCGATGAGCCGCTGAACGGGATCGACGGTGGCGGCTCCCCGGCCACCTTCGACCTGACGCTCTTCAACACGATGCCCGTCGGCGGCCGGGACCGCCTGTCCGATCTGCTCTACTCTCCGCTCAATCCCACGGGTTACGTCTTCGAGTTCGCCAAGGTTTCGGTCTATCGCTATGACGAGGAGCTGGGGCCGAGTGCGGCCGAGCGCATCGGCGTCTTCTACCTCGAAGACCCCACCGAGATGGGCGAGCGCCTGTTCTCCCTCCGGATGAGCGACGTGACCCTCGTGCTCGACCGGCAGAGCCCGGTGACCGTCATCACGCGCGACGAGTTCCCCGAGGCGGATGCCGCTGCGGTTGGTCAGACGATCCCGCGACTGATCGGCCGGCTCGACCAGGTGCCACTGCGATTCTTGGAGGCCGGGCAGAAGGGCACCCTCGCCGTCGCCATCGACGACGTCATGGACGTGATCGAGGTGCGGGGCGGCGACACGTTCACCACCCTGACCTTTCTCGTCGACAGCGAGATCATCACCGCGACCGCCCGCAACGGTTCGACGTTCACCGGCTGTGTGCGCGGGGCGAACGGCACCGCCAGCGAGCACGCGGTGGACGTCGCGGTCTACGAGATCCTGCCGTCCTACCTGGCCGTGCTCGGCGAGCACGATGGCCGCTTCACGCCGAGCATCAGCAACGTCAAGGTCGACGGGGCTCCGCTGTCGGCGCTGGGAGTGATCGAACAGGATACGGCCATCCCCACCGCACCCGGCAAGCGGTTCATCGGCGCGCGGTTCACGCCGGCCGACGTGGTCCTGTTCCACACGCTGCCCGGTGCGCCGTCGTCGGTCTCCGTAGCCGTGCTCACCTCCGGGGCCGTCAGTGAGGGCACCAGTTCCAACGTCACCAGAACCGTCCCGGCATCGGGTGCGGGGGACGTGGCGGCCGGGCAGACCATCCGCACTCTCCGATGCACGGTCGACACGAACGCGGGGACGGGGGCGATCAACTGGACGCTCGACCGTCGGCAAGCCGGGGGCCCGTGGCGGGTCTTGGCCGGAGAGAACAACGTCCTCGCACAAACCGTCCTCGTCGAGGTCGACGACGAGCAGATCTACCCAGGCTCGGGCGATGACTTGATCCGCCTGCGCCTGTGGGGCCTGCAAGGAGCGAGCGCGGCCTCACTGAAGGTGACGTTCACGAATTACACCATCGCCTATGGCACCGGCGGGGACGCCGACTCCACGGCCGGCCGCGTGATCGGGCACGTCACCTGCGACATGCTCGGCGTCCGCGACGACGGCACGATCACGGGCACGCCGGGCGAGCTGCTCGACAATCCGGCCGACGCCACGGCGTACCTGCTGACGCGCTGCTACCCGAGCAGCGCCCTCGTCGAGCTGCACGAGCGCTGGTCGGACACGCGCGCCGCGCTGGCGCAGCTCGGCCTGCGGTGGTCGGCGCTCATCGGAGCTGACGGCGTGCCGGGCTTCTCGGATCTCCGTCGGCTGATCGCGCTGCAGTCGCGCTGCCAGCTCGTGAGCGGCTTCGGGACGCTGTGGCTCCGCGCGATCCCCGACGCCCCGGCCGTCGACCAAGTCATCGACTACAAGCGCGGCGTCTGGGAGCAGCAGCCGGCCGTGACCGTGCGCACCAGCCGGACCCAGGTCTACACGCGCGTGCTCGTGAACGCGCGACCCGACTATGCGGGTGACGGCGGTTTCCGATACGTCAAGCGCGTCGAGGATCTGACCCAGCCCGGCCTCACCATGCCGATCGAGACGACGCTCGAGCTGCCGTGGATTCAGGATGAAGTGACGGCGGCGAGGCTGGGTGCGTTCTGGCTGAGCCGCTGGAAGCGACCGCGGCTGACGGTCGAGTTGGTGGCGTGGCAGGAGTTGCTGGCGATCGAGCACGGCGACCACATCTCGTTCACCAACCATCCGGTGTTGGCGGTGCATGGCGGGGCGACGCGGCCGTTCGCGATCTACCGCAAGAGCTACCGCTTGGCCGACGAGAATCCCGCCCGGATTCAGGTGACCGCGATCGAGGCGACGGCGTGACGCTCTTCATCCTCCTCCGCCACGACGCCACCCACCTCGCCGACGATCCGCGCACGTGCGCGTACGCGAGCGCGAGACCGCATTGAAAGGGGATTGATCCATGGCACGTGACGCGATCGACATCAAGGCATCGCTCGGGGCGCTGGTGATGGTCCTGGCCCTGCTGCTCGCCGCTCCGCCCGCCTGGGCCCAGCGCGACCGGATGTCCATGGGCGAGCAGCTCGGCGCCACCGTGTTCCGCGCCCAGCCCGAGACCAAGGGCATCGCCGTCAGCACGCCGGCGGAGCCGACGAAGACGTCGGCCTCACCGGCCGCGGTGGACGCGGTGAAGCTCCAGGAATCGATCTCAACCACGAAGAAGTAGAGGAGGGACTCACGATGCGTACGAGGATTGCCGCGGCAGTTGTGGTGCTCACGGCCCTGACCGCAGGCCTGGCCGGCGGTTTCGTGGCCCGGCCGTTCGTAGTCACGGAAGGCCCCAAGCTGACCGGCCACCTCGCCGCGGTCGGCTACCACCCCACGGTGACGCTTGGCTGCCGCTCGGCCGAGGCGCGCGCGGTGGCGCTCACCGACTTCCGTCTCGACCAGGCGGCGAAGCACCAGCTTGCTCGTCTGCTCCGACCCGCAATCGCCGAAGCCCGGCCGTCGCGCGACTGCCACGTCATCGCCAGTCGCTACGCCAGCAACCTCATCGTCGACACCGGCGAAGC